ACTGTTTGTTCTACGAATTTCTTTTTAAAGTCTGAAACGCCGTCAATAAAGGCGTAAGTTGCTGTGTTAAACATTTTATATCTCCTATGTGTGTGTTTAAAAGTTAGGTTTTTATGAAGAACCCGTAACTTCACATATATTTATGCCGTCTGATAGATTTCTCTATATTTTGACATAGCCAATTCTCTGGCTAGAAATAATCTTACCTTGATATAATCAGTTAATTCCTCATCGTTAGTTAAAGAGGTTTGAATCTTTAATATGATACGACGGGAATTGACTAATATATCCTCATCACCAATTAGAACATTATTAGGATCAAGACCTAAAGTTCTAATCGCTGTAAGTCTGTATGGATTACTTCTTAGGAGCTTCGGCTTTTTTATCGTCGGCTTTTGCTGGACTAGCAGGCTTTGCGTCACTTTTTGTGTCTGCCTTGGGAGCATCCTTTTTCTTAGCCAATTTCATTTCTTCCTTTGGTGCTTCTGCCTTAGCAGGTGCAGTAGCAGCCGGAGTTGCTGGCTTAGCGGCTGGGGCTTGAGCAAATGCTGTTAGTGACAATGTTGATAGGATTACGATTGCTAATGTTTTCATTTTAAGTTTCCTTTAAGTTAATGAAGTAGATTTTGTTGTCTACATATATATAACGCGGTAGCTATTGATTCCGTTGACATAAATACATATTATGTTATATATATCTTATCAGGGCATTTACGACGGGCAAAACTATGAAGATGCCAATACTCCTAAACAAATAAACAAAGCACTAGGTAAAGGGTATAGCTGTTTAATAAACGTTTGGCGTGTAAACAATAAACTCTATGTTGGTAACGGTCAACCATTAATTGAAGTAACTGAGGCGTACATACAAGGTCCACGTTTTTGGATTAATGCGGTAAACACTGATATGCAAACTTGGATAGCTACCCAATCAAGTACATTGTATCCAAACTACTTTCATTTTGACGCAAGTACTCCGCCTCCACCGTATGCTACTGCTAGCAATGGCAAACTGATTACTCCTGGAACAGTACCTATCAATACAAGTAGTGTTATGTTCTTACCGGAGATAAACGACCGTAGTTTATACACTATGGTTAAAGTAAAAAGCTACGGTATATGTAGCGGGTTCTTAACCCTCATCAAGCGTATGCGTAATGAAGGTATCTGGTATTAACCACCGCGTCCAGTACGTCTAACTACACTAGCACCACCAAAGCCCTTACTTGGCTTAGGAGCTTTTTGTTCTGTTTTCTTTCCATTAATCATTGGTGCATTTTTCTTTTTAGCTTCGTTGGCTAAATTAATGAATGGATTTGGGTTTTTCTTTTCTGTCATTTTCTTACCTTTACTGAATCTAAGTAACTTACTATATCACCATATAACTCAATCATCATAGCAATCTTGCTATCATATAATCTTATGTATGGTTGTTTTTTCTTGCCTTCAATCTTATTTACACCCAAATAGAAAGGGCATTTGATTTTTTTATTGATTTCCATAACATAAGCGTGTTCACTGGTTCCCTCTCTAAGTTTAAAAACAGATTGATAGTATTCTATTTCTGCCATTCTAAAAATGAAATCACCATACTCCGTTAATCGTAGTCCATCCTGTCTACCACTCATCCATATACGCATCATTAATCCATCCGCAGTGGAATCAACTTGCTGATTGTTAGGTAGTTCGGCCAATACGGCTTCGGTTATAATTAGTTTATGTGACTTACGTTCACTCATCTGGATAAACTTTGTTGCCGTTGTTCATAAACACGACACTAAATTTATCAGATTTGAATTGTGCGTTGAGTTTACGACACAGATTTCTAGCGTGACCAGGATTACTGAAGCTAGTTTTTTTATATTTCGGAGTTGCATCCGGATCTTGATAATGCTGACTTTTTAAATTGATAGGTTGATCGTCATAAAAAACTGCCCATATTCCTGCAGCCTCTACAATCTGGTCGCATTTATATGTTACTTTATCTACTATCTCTAGTAAGATGGTTGGTTGTGTTCTACTCATTTACCATTTACCGCCGTTAATTTCTAGTTGAATAACAGTATCATCCTCTGATGAAGTTTTATTATGTAGTTCATAATTGTCTGCTAATAACTTTGATATCTCATCACGTAACATTTTGGCTTCCTCAACAGGCAAAACTAAATTGTTGCCCTTTAGTGATGAAACCTTATCAATGAAACGCTTTATAATAATCATATATTATTTATCAATAATTCAGCTTCATCTTTTGTTTTAAACGGACCCTGATACTCATATCGTTGAATAAAGATGTATTTGGGACAAAAAATCACCTTTTCTTCGCTTCCTTGCTTAAATGTGTACCAACCAGCGGCGTGATAACACTTGCTTTTAGGTGTCTTAGTATATAAATGTAATTTACGTTTAATGTCTAGTATTGAATTACATACTTTAGCCGTTGTAGGATACTCACTAAAAGCTACTTCTTTCTTTGTACTACTGAATTTACTAAATGTTTGAAACTCAATATTTGCTATTTTTTCTATAGCCTTGGTATTTTTGTAACGAGTTTTATTGCCATTCAATTTGACTTCAAATCCAGATCCATCAGCAAGTACATTGCCTACTTTTTCATTACCGTCAGTTACAATCCAGAATTGATTTTTTACAACTGGTTTTGCAATTAGTGTTTTATTAGTCATCGTTTTTTCTTTTCTTTGGTTGAAGGGTTATCGTCAAAATTAGTTAATCGTGTTACGCCCTTATGTGTACATATTAACATATTTGTATATCTATTGTCAACCTTCAATGGTAAATCTAAATGAATATGTAATTCAGGCCCACGTACTTCACTGATTACCGTATCATTACCCACACTACCTATCCAACGTATTTTACCATACATACCGGTTACTCTAGCCATAAATTCATATTTAGGCTTGTAACGATGTTGTTCAAAATATTCAGCGAGGCTTGCCATTTTTTAATTCCATAACAGGTGCAATATCATTATCAAAAATCTGAGCCATTGTGTTGTACAATCCTTTACGCTCATCCGGTGTCATTCCTGCTACCCAGGGAGGACCATTTGGATCTTTGTCCAATCCATAATCATTTCTATATGTATTACACATATCAGTAATAACTTCTTCCCGTGATTTCATTATAGTTGAAACTTTTTCAAGTAATCTTTAGCTAATGAATAATCTTCTACTAGTGGTTCATCTAGCATCTTACGATATTCTATAATGATTTCCATGGCATATGCACGGTCTTCGTCTTCCAAAGATTCCCACCACACTGCTAATTCATCTGGTGTTTTGTTTAAAATATATTGTAGGTTATTGTAATCTCTGTTCATTTCATTCTCCTAGTACTTCCCAAACGAATTCAGACTCTTTCATATATGCTACGGGTTGCAACCAACTATTCTTTATAGCTTCTATAATCATAAGTTTATATTGTCTTGGGCAATCATTGCTAATTTCAAATCCAGCACGTGGCGCCATAAGAAATCCATTATGAATATGAAAGTCAGAGTCATCCTGTCTTATTGTTTTAATAGTTTTGTTAGACGTTGTGTAGGTCATTTTTCTTGGTCAATTAATGTTGTAAAAAAAGTTTTAACTTTGGTATCATTGTCCCACGATACAGTATAATCATTTTCCTTATCTGATAATGCCAATGCCTCATCATACGAAACAATACGATGGCTTACAATCTGTTCACCGATATACTCTTGGCTGAATTCTTTTGCCTCTTCCATTGTTACTGTATCTAACGCCCACAATGTTTTGTCATTGCCATAGTCGTCAACACCAACAGGTACTTCAACCATATAACGTTTACGGAATGTACTGACACAATCTACAAGAACCCATTGTGTTTCTTTATTTTTCATACTGTATTACCTTTATAAGGACTGTTTAACCATTTTGCATAAGTCTCAGCTTGGTCACTAATCTTAGTCAATTCATACTTACCGCAGAATTTCATAAAGTGTATTCCAACTTGAGGAGTTGTAGTTACACGTACACTTTCCTTAATCCTTGCATCCACTAAGTCTTTAATCTCTTGCGGTTGTGCTGTCAGGTCAATCAGTACACGGTTGCGTTCATAATCATCTTTTACCCTATGCTCAACGTCATTGTGGTCAGCCCAGCGTTGCAACATTAGATTGTTCCAACTGAAGCCCATTTTATGTCTATCAGCATAAGCCTCAGTCAATCCAACTTTGTTCTTAGTACCTTTCTCACGTACCCCGGGATAAGCACTGAACACATTGTCAGAGCTATCACCACGCATACACTTCATAAAAAGATGCCATTGTGGGTCACCTAATAGTTTGGGTTCTTTGGTTTTCTTATCTACTACTAATCTACCCTTTTCATCATGGTATCCTTCGAGGGTGATGAATTGATTTGTGATACCGTTGTATTGGTGCACGTTGTCACTAATAAGTTGAATGTAATCAGTATCAGAACTAATAATGTAATGCGTGTCATTTGGGTGCAAGTGAACAAAACGGGCAATCATATCATCAGCTTCAGCCCGTTCGTGCCTGAGTACTGATACGTTTGTTTTTTCTTTTAGAAACGTAGTGAACTTTTCATAAGTATCCCAAAACATTTCATTTTCTTCTTTCTCAGCCTCAGTCTGCGCTAGTGCATCTACTACCCTATTTTTCTTATAGGGCTCGTAATGATCCTTACGCCAGCTACGGCCTTCTAAGCAGAATACAACGTGATCGGCTCCGAACTTGCGTACAACTTGATTGACTGATGCAAGTGTAAGATGTAGTGCCATTCCAATCTTCTCCCAAGTGTCGCTATTGCGTGAAGCAATGTGTCGTGCCCGAAAGAAGGTATTTGCAGTGTCTACGAGTAAGTACTTCATTTTTTATAAAGGTATGTGTTAATATACATATATTATACACTATGATTGATTTATTGTCAACTTACCTCAGTACGGCCATCACCTAAGTTTTTAGTACGGACCACACGTAAGTCACGGTTTGTAGGATCAGCTTGTTGTTGCTCGTAGACCTCGAGTGCAATATTTCTACAAACTGTTTGAAACCAACGATCCACCAACACGTTGTCTGTGTCACTATCTTTTTGTTTATAACCTGCACGAATCAAATTTAAAATGAACTTCTCATTCCAATCTAATTCAAATGCACCGTTGTTAACATCATTCGGGTCAAGTTCCATACTCAGTATGTTGATGTACGGCTCACCTGCTGCCGTTGCTTTTTCTTTAGCAGTAAGTTCGGGTGCAACTTTCTTTTCTTTAACCTTCTTTGGTTCAGGTTCAGATTTAACTTCTGGCTTCTTAAATAAATTCTTTATTTTTTCAAACATTTGTATCTCTCTAGTAATTTAAAGCTGGCAAGATTCTTTGCCTTCGATTCGCACATCATATCAAAACTATCAATGAATGTCAATGCCCAATCGTTCACTGCTTCGTTCCAATAGTAATCACTATGTGCCCGAAGTTTCTGTTTACTGTACCCCGCTTCAATCAACGCATCATGGGCGGGACGTTCGTGTCGGGAGTGTTCAACAAGACAATCTTCCCTACTGACAGAATAGTGTAAAGTAGGGCGAACACCACGCCAACTGTCAATAACCCTTTTAACACGGTCATCAGTAGGTTCGATGTATTCCCCTTCACGTATCCAGTGATGGTGAATGTCCATGACCGTAGGTACGAGGTCAGATAATGATAAGCAGTCAGTAAGTCCATGTGTGTATTCCTCATTTTCTAATGTTAGTGTGTTTCTCGCTTCTGGCGACAATCTATTGTACACATCCCTAATGCCTTGTGGGCCACGTCTACCAGAGATATGTACGTTTACTTTGAAGTCCTGAAAACTTTTGCCATAGCCCATCCAACGAACCATGTCACAATGATATTCAAATTCTTCAATACTCTTATTTACTACCTCGTCACGGTCACTAGCTAAAACTACGAATTGGTCAGGGTGAAAACTAAGACGAACATCATTAGCCCTAGCTGTCTCACCTATTGGTGCGAACCAACGTTGTAAACTGTTTTGTACATCAGTGCTTTGCCAAAATTCTTTGTAACCATCCATAGTATAAAAACTAAACATATCACTAGTCAAGCGTAACATACGCAATCCGGGTTCTAGTGTAGCTACTTTCTTAACAAGTGCGTGAGTATTCATAATGTTACGTTTAGCAACATCCATAATCTTTTCTTCTACTACATCACGACTGTTACGCTTTGCCCAAGCTTGTGTAGTGCCACCTGTGTTAAGGCCCTCGGCTGAAACAATCTCACCTTTGTGATTGATTTCTGCCCATTTACAAGCAAAACCAATGCGTTTAATGTTAGTGTCAAAAGAGTGCATAGAAGTCCAAAGTGATA